TGGGGAGGGGCCCGGGCGGGCCGGGAGGGGCTCCCGGCGGGAGGCCGCCGGGCGGCGCGCCTCCGGGGCCGGCAAGCTGCGCCATGCTTTGCGCGAGCGCTTGCGCCTCGGCGGCAATCATGAGGCCGACGTGCTGGTGCGTATGCGCTTGCAACGCGAGCCGCGCGTCATCCGAGAGCGCGCCCGAGGCCAGCATGTGCTGGTGGCCCTGGACGTGCTCCGTGTGATCGTCTTGCGGCGATACCCGGAGCTCGCCGGCGCGGTTGACGCGGGCGAGCGCGTTCTCCCACCGCCAATCATTCGGCGGGAGCTCGCTGGTTTTGACGACCCGGTCGGCGTCGGGCAACCCAAGCCCGACCGACCAAAACGTGCGGAGCACATACGGCCAGTCCACCGTGACGCCTTGGGCGGCTAGCTGGTCTTGCGGCACCTGGGTTAGGAGCGCGATGCCTTGGACCATCTGTTGCGCTCTCACTTGCTGGTTAAGCGCGGTAGTGGTGCCGAGCCATTCCCATTCGTATTCGCCGACGAGGTCGGCGACCGTGACGGGATGCTCCACGAGCTCCATGCCGTCGGCGCCGGCGACCTTCAAAATGATGTCCCGGTCGAGGCATTGCTGCGAGAGAATGTCGCTCCGCTCGAGGAGCGGCACTAGAACCTCGTCCTCGAGGCTTTCGACAATCGCGCGGAGGTCGACGGCGCTATCGGCAAGCTGCGCGGCGAGCCCGGCGGAATCGGTCGGCCCCTGGCCTTGCTGCCCGCCCATCGGGCGCGCCGGCGTTGGCGCAACCAGATTGTCGGCCATGCCGACGTAATTCGCCACGGCCTCGAAACCCGCTTGTGCGGCGCCTTGCGGCGGCGTCGTGAATTGCACGCCGGCCGGGTTGGCAAGCCACTTGGCGCCCGGCGCCATGCGGAGCGACGTCGGATCCTGCACCGCGCCGACGTCGACCACGGCAATCGGATTCGTGGACCACACAAAGGCGTCGCCGGATTGGTTGCCGAGGTCGTTGATAAAATACTGCATGTAGTCAAAGAGCTCGGGCAACCCGCGGCCATAAAACTCCTCGGGCAATTGGACGAACCGGCCGACGAGCCAGGACGTCCCACCGTGAAAGAACGGGCGGCGTTGCACCCGGAGCGGAATCGCGTCGGCGCCGAGCGTGACGAGATAGCGCGCGGGCTCGTCGCCCTCGAGGTCGACCGTCCACATGCATTCCGTGATGTCGAGCGGGCGGAGCGCCGCGGGCACGTTGTCATCGAGCGGCGCCGTAAATCCCTTGTCGGCGAGCCGTTGCGAGAGCGCCGCATACTTGTCGGGGTTGCGCCCGCCGCCGCCCCGGTCGGCAAGCGCGGCGTCATAGAGCGCCGTCAACTCGTCCACGTTCTCGTAGACGTTGCCGCTCGCTTTCGGGTCGCGCGGGTCGAGCGGGCGGTTGCCGAGCGCATAGACGCGGCTCCGCGGCACACAGCGGTCCTCGAATACCAGCGAGGCGGAGTCGACGCCGTCGGCCGTCGCCGGCCACACGTAGAACGCAAAGAGGTCCACGGGCTCGAAGGTCGGCCCGAGAAAATCGGCGACCTTCTCGACCTCCTCGATCGTCTTCCCGGACGGCGAGCCGTCGTCGGCGAGCACGTCGTGCAAGACGGTTTGCTCGTGCTCGAGCACGCGCCACACATTGCGCACGGGCGACGTGCCATACATGACAAGCTGGCGGAGCCACGGGAGCGAATGTTTCCGGAGCCGCATATAGCGGCGCATCCAATACTTTTGGAGCGCGACCTTGGCGGGGATCCGAGACTCGAAATCCTCGCGCAAGGCGCGGCACGCAAACCAATCCTGGTCGGGGAAGAGGTCGCGCTTGATGCGCGTGACCCATTGCTCGATCCACCGCCGGCCGACGGGAAAATAGGTATTCGTCCGGCCGCGGTAGCCTTGCTGGTCGTGCCGCACGCTCCAAATGCGGTAGTAGCGGAGCCAGCGCTCGCGGAGCACGCCGTTGCGCTCGTCGCGCGTGCGCTTCATGAGCGGCACGAGCTCGTGCTTGACCCGGAGCGCTATCTCGGGGTCGCGGGCAAGATTGGTCGGCGTGTCGCCGCGGCCCGGCGACAACGTTTCGGCAGTCGCCCCGCCTCGAGCTCGCGCCATGCCCCTTACCTCCGGGCGGGCCCGTCTAGCGGGCGGCCCCCCCCGGCGTCAATGCACCTCACCGGAGGAGGCATCGGAGACAGACGCACCATACTTCAGCGACGGGGACGAGGAGGAGCGGGTTATCATGCTGGCGGTCACCCTGCCCGCAATACCGGCAATGCCAATACCTCACCACGCGCAATCGGCTTTCGCGATGGCGGCGAGTTTCTGCATCCAGTCCGACGTGCTCCCGAGCAAATTGTCGTTCAAGTAGCGGGCGGCGTCGCATACGTCCTTGTACGGATGGGTCGGCATGGGCTTGCCGGTTTTCGGATGGCGGGCGAAACCGCCCGAGAACGCCGAATGCAGAATCGGGCACCGCGGGTCGACTATGAGCGCCGGGCTCGGCACGTCCTCGCCGGGAATCTTCACGCGGCGCAGCAGGCGGTCGCGCAAATTGTTATAGGACGTGTCGCCGCGGCCGCCGAAGGTCTGCAAGATAATGCCGTGCTTCAAGAGCGCCGCGCGAATCGACCCGAGCTCCATCTCATGCAACGCCTCGGGGTCGCCGGCGTCAAAGCAATTCGCACCCGGGCCCATGAGCTCGAGCGTCAAGGCTTTCGTCGCCTCGATTTGCGCCGTCAAGTTGGAATGCTCGAGCACGAGCTCGGCGACGAATCCGAGCCGTCCATGCACGTCGACCTGGGCAAAGAGCGTGACGGGGCACACTTGCCCGAAATCCCATCCGCGGAGGAGCCGCGCGCTCGGGCTCACCGGAAACGGGCGGCGCATCTCCGCCGGCACGTATTCCGGCAACACGGGCTCGCCGGCGGCGAGGTCAAAGGCAATTTCGAACTCGCGTTGCCAGCCCCGCGGCGGCATGCCTTGCATGGCGCCGCGTTTCCATTCCGCGGTGCGTTTGCCCGGGTCGGCCGTGTAGTGGACCTCGACCACATGGACGCCGTTGCGCGGGCATTTCCATTCGGTCACGCCCGGCATGGGTTGCGCGGCCTTGCCGCGCGGGTCGGGCGCGGCCCCGCGTGCGCCGAGGAATGGCATAACTTAGCCTTAGTTTAGCCCCACCGCGCGCGAATCAGCACGGGCGCCACGGCCGTCACGCGGCCCTCGGCATTCACGGTGACTTGGGGCACGTTGTACTTGTCGCCCGCGGTGCCCGCCGTCACGCCCGACGCCGCAAGCGTCGGGTTGGGATACGTGCCCGCGAGCGAGCCGCCCGCCGGGCCCGTCGGCGCCCCGCCGCCGGCGTGCGCGTCGACGTATTGCTTGGTTGCCAGATGGAGCGGCGCCGTCGGGTCGGTCGTGACGAGCGCATGCCCGGTCGCGTCGAGCGTGAGCAGGCTCGCAAAGGTCGGAATCCCCGAGGTCGCCGGGGCGCGTAGCACATCGAAGCGATCGCCGGTGCCCTGGAGGCGCACCATCCACGACGCCTCGACCGTGTTGTCGGGATTGGTATTGAACGGATAGCCGGCATTCAGTGAGAGCGCGAGCGACGACGACGCATCGGCGACGAGCCCGGCGCCGAGCCGCGCCTTGACCGTGCGCGCGCCCCACTGGAACGCGTTACCCGCGGCTTGCGACACGAGCACTTTGTTGCCGTCGCCCGGCGTGAGCACGTTGCCGGCCTGAATCGTGCGCCACGTCGGGTCGGCGATGCGGACCCACCGCCGCGCGTTGGCGACCGTGCCGCACGCCATGAGCGTGACCGATTCGTTGGGCGCAATCGTGATAAACGCGTTGACGCCGTCGATCGTATCGGCGCCGGCGGGCATGATAGTGGCTTGCCGCGCCGCTTGCGCGTCGACGCGCGTGATCCGAAAGACTTGCCCGGCCAGCGCGCTCGACCACGCCGGCAACGTCAGTTGCACGTCGGCCACGTTGGCGTTTATCAAGCTGTCATGATTCGTCGCCGTAAGGGTCGCATTGGCCGTGTAGAGCGTCTGCGTCCCGAGCGAGCCGTCGGCGGCGGCGGCGGCGGGCGGCGTCGTCCAGAGCGTGTCGTAATCGGTCGCGCTATTTTTCGCGAGCACTTGCCCCGCCGTGCCGCCCGCGGCGACACCGGGGCCCGCCGGCCCCGTCGCTCCGGTCGCGCCCGGGACGCCTTGGGGGCCTTGGCTCCCGTTAGGTCCCGTCGGGCCGGTGGGGCCCGTGGCTCCGGTGGCGCCCGGCGGCCCTTGCGGCCCCGTCGGGCCCGGCGGCCCGACCGTGCCGCCGCTCGCCGGCCGGACGGGCGTGCCGAGCGGGCGGCGGTGCGGGCCGGGCGCGGTAAAGGACCAACTCATTTCTGCCGCGGC